TCGCCCTGGCCGCCGGTGAGGATGGTGGATTGCCGGCCGGCCGCGAGCGCGGCGCGCCGGCGCTCGGCCAGCGCCGCGGCCTGGACCTCGGCGTCGGAGCGTTGCGGCGGCTTCGCCGTGGTGGGCTTCGCCGGCGAGAACAGATTGCCGATGAGATCGACGGGATTCATGCACATCGCTTCACCTCGTCCAGGCATAGACGTGGAACGTCTCGCCGTTCTTGCCGAACTTCGCTAGGCTTCCCTCGCGCCGCGCCCCCAGCAATTCGAGCCAGGCTTGCGCGTCGCGGTGGCCCTCGATCGAGCAGCAGCTCGCGCGGTGCGCCCCGGCCGCGATCACGTCCGGCATCAGCCGCGACCGCGCCCACTCCGTCGCCTCCCAGGCCACCTCGCGCCAGCGCGCGCTCGCGAACATCCACACCGACCAGACCCGCGGCCAGGTCGAGGCCGCCCCCAGCGCGGCGGCCGGCGCGCCGTCGGCGCAAGCGACGATGGCGCCGAACCGGCTGGCGGCGACGCATCCCGCGGCCAAGGCCGCCGGGTCCTCGTCCGCCCTGGTCGCGAAGATCTCGCGCCGGTCGGATTCGCGCATCGCGCGGGCCACGGCCTCGGCGCCGTCGAGGGTCAAGGGCAGGATCACCGCTCCACCTTTCCGCGAGCCGCCGGGGTTGGTGGGGCGGCCGGCGGCGAGCGGGTGAAAAGTCCAACGAAAAACCCGCCGCGTGCCTCGAGCTTGTCGAAGGACGGGCGGGTCGGAAAAAGCGTCAGGGGGCAATCGCCCCATCATGCCGCGCCGACCCTGCCATTTTCCGGAAACTCCGGCAAGATATTTTTTACGCGCCCGTTGAGGCGCCAGGCGATGGCCGCGATCCCGGTCTGGTACCGCGCGCGCAAGGTGCGGTCCGAGCGCCCGTCCAAATCCTCCAGCCGCCGCCACGGGACGCCGCAGGCGCGCGCCCAGACGATGCGCCGGCGTTCGCCCTCGATCCACCACAGCCAGCAGAGCGCCTCGTCCATGCGCCGGATGTCATGGGGGGCGGGCGCCGCCGGCCTGAGCCGCGTCCGCCCGTAGCCATAGGCGTCGATCGCCGCCAGCACCGTGTCCGGCCAGCGCGCCGCCAGCGCCTGGGCCGCGCGCGGCGGGCGGCCCCGCGCCGGCATCGGCAGCCGGCGCAAGGTGTCGGCCGCCTCGGCCAGGCGATAGCGCACGTCGAGCGGGGTCCAGGCGGTCATCGTCCTCACCACGCCAGCGGGTCGTACTCGGAATCGGCCCGCGCCGGCGACGTGGCCGAAGCCCGCTCGCGCCGCTCGCGCCGTCCGGTCACCTCGGCGAACTCGCCGCCGCCCAGCAGCCCGTATTGCAGCGCGTCGTGGACGTGGCTCCACTCGTTCTTCTCCGGCTTCTCGTCGTAGCGCTCCTGGCCGGCAAGCTGGATCCGCCGGAAGCGGTAGCCGCTGTTGAAGCCTTTCCTAAGCACGCGGCAAGCGGGCGAGATCAGCAGGCCCGGCGCGGTGCCGTCGATGGTGCGCGCGAGGTTGCGCCGCACGCTCTCGAAGCGGGCGTTCAGTTCCTGCGTCGGCGCCGGCCTGATCCCGATCTCGGTCTCGTGCTCGACCTTCTCGATCCAGGTGAGCTCGCCCGCCTCCTTATCGGCGCCGTAGCCGGCCGAGGGGTCGCACCAGGCGACGAGCGCCGGCGCGCGGCCGTCCGCCATCACCGCCCGGTAGCGCGGCTCGGCCAGCACCCGGTTGAGGCGCTCGGCGAAGCGCTGCGGCCCGACGCTCTCGGAAGGCGCGGTCACGACCTCGTCCAAGGCCCGCCACTGTCCGTCGGGCATGCGTTGCAGCACGACCCCGGCCGGCGTCAGCCCGGCGTCGAGTCCGATCACCAGCGGCAGCCCGCGCATCGGCATGAGCGGCGCCGGGGCCACGTGCCGCGCGTCGTTGAACTCGGCGTAGACCGGCTTGCCTTCCCGGCTGTAGCCGAATTCGTTCCTGACGAAGCGCCGCACGTACCAGTCGGGCTGGCCGGCGATCTGCTGCTCGTAATAGCCGCCCGGCAGATTGGCCACATTCTCCGCCTGGGCCGAGAGGCCGCTCGGTTGGCGAAAGAACTCCCAGCCCTCGACCGGCTGCTCGACGAAGCGCTTGTAGATCCACGACTCGACGTCGGGCGCGTTGCAGTCGAGCACCACGCCGCGCCAGCTCGGGCCATGGGCGCCCTCGACCGGCGGGAAGCGCCCGACGCGGCCGAGCACGTAGGTGAGGACCTCCTCGGCCAGCAGATCGGCCTCGTTCAGATAGGCGGCCGTTCCTTCCCAGCCGCGCATCGCGTCCTCGGCCTTGTTCTCGCCCAGCCCGATGAACTCGACGGTGAGCTCGAGGGCCGTGGCGTCGGCGAGCGTGAACTTCATGTCGTGCACGCCGGGCCTTCCGCCCTCGCCGCCGGTCCATTTGCCGAGCTCCTTGGGGAACCACCGATGCCAGGATGGAATCGTGGTCTTCTCGAGCTGGCGGAAGGTGTCGCGGATGACCGCGAACTTGAAGCGCCGCGTGCCCGTGGCGTCCGGCGCCTGGCGCTGGGCCCGGAAGAAGAGATCGAGCAGGCAGGCCGAGGTCTTCCCCGAACCGATCGGGCCGTTCAGCAGCCGCACCTTGGCGTCGGAGCGCATGAATCGGACCGCCACCGGTCCCGGCGGGATGTAGCCCAGCATCTTGAACGTGCTCACGCCCTCACCCGATCGGTTGAGAATGGATTTATTTCCCGCGCGGTTTTTTCGACCCACGAGGCCCGGGGTGTTTTTCGAGGCCCCCACGCTGGCGGCGGCGCGGCCAAAAAACCGGGTAGGGGGGGGTCGGCGGACGACATTCACCGCCCGCGCCGGCTGATAGGAAATCAGCGGGCCGAGCCGCCGAAACGTCAACGCCGCCAGGGCCTTGACCACGGTCGTCCAACTCGCGTTTGTCCAACCGCATCGCCTTCGCTCCCGCTAACTCGTTGATTTATCGTCATTCACGACGACGCCCTCGAATACCCGCTCGACGCCATCCTCGACCTCGGCGCCGCCGGTCAGCCGGAGCAGCTCGGGCAGCGTCTGGACCGTGAGGGCGACGAGCCCCTTGCCCTCGAACTCGACCGCGAGCGGCAGCTTCTGGTGCAGATACGGCGCGAGCTGCTCCGCCGCCCTGAGCTGGAGCTGGAACGCCTCGTAGCGCGTGCAGCCGAGCTCCATGGCCAGCGCATCGACCGGCCGGCTGTAGATCTCCGCCAGCACGATGAGCGGCGATCTGTAGCGGCCGCCCATGTACTCGACCCATTCCATGGTCCGCCGATTCCGCGCGCCAGGCGGCCGGCCGCCCTTCCGCTCCGCCTCGATCGCGGGCGCCGCCGCCTCGCCTCGTCCGACCTCGCCCAGCGGCAGCCCGGCCAGCATCAACTGCTCGCCCTCGCCGCGCGGTGCTTCGCCCGGTCCGAGAACTTCGACCGCCGCCGCCAGCCCGATCTTGCCGCCCTCGGCCACTAAACACCCCCTATTAAATCCATCAATGGCCTAACACCTGTTAGGTGCAGTGTTAGGTCACGAACACGCCGGCAAACCATTGTACGACAACAACAATCTATCTACCTCCTAACAGTCTAACGTTCTAACGGTCGCGCGCGCGCGTGAGGAGACAGCCCTACCCCGCCCCTTGTGCTCTACACGCGCGCGAGGCGTTAGTTTGTTAGAATGTTAGGCCATTGATCCGACACGATAATTCGCGATGAAATCCTAACACTCCTAACAGTGGTATCCAAAAGCCACCGCTATCCATGCGTGCGCGACAATACTTGAACCAAAAGGGTCGGGGTTTATGCATAGCTGGAGCCAGCCTCGAACAGCGGCTCGACCGCGCCGGCCGCCACCGCCAGGTTGACGGGAAGCATGGTGGCCCGCGCCGCCCGGCCGCCAAACCAGAACACCATCTCGCCGCGCTCGGCCCCAGGCAGGCGCCGAAGCGCTTGCGCCCACACGCCAGCCGCGCCCGATCGGCTCGCCCAATGGGTCTCGCGGAAGAGGTTGGCGAGGCCCTGGTGATAGTTGGCCACCGCCAGCCAGACCGCGCCCTTCGCGTCGAGCACCTTGAGGCCGTAAGTCGCGAGCGCGCGATTCGCCTCGATCTGGTCGCCCGGCGTCTTGCCGGCGGCGACCTGGACCCATTGGCCGAGGGTCGTGCGGGAGCCGGCGCGGAATGGATCCACAATGGAGGTCAGGAGGTGTTGCAGGCAGCGCTCCTCGTCGCGCGCGTCGTCCTCGGCCACCGCCATCTCGCTCGCGCGCAGCTTGTCGACCCACTGGCTCGCATCGTCGGTGTTGAAATCGCCGTCGTGCAGCAGCAGGTCGGCCGCGGCGAGCAGCGTGCCGAACTGGTCGGCGCCGCGCGCGGTGTGCCCCACTTCCATCAAGGCGACCCGGTAGGCTTCGAGGATGTCCGGGAATCGCGGCCAGCCGTCGGCGAGCCTTCGCGCCAGCGCCTGGCCGAGCCGGCCGCGCGCGGCCGCTTCGCGCCGGGGCGCGTTGGTGCCGGGCGCCAAATCGTTGAGTTCGAGGAGCGCGATGCGCGATCGGTCCTGGCCCAAGAGCGGCGGGATCAGGATCGAGGAGAACAGGAACGCGCTCCTGGCGATGAATTCCGTCGCGTGATGGTCGGCGCCGCCGCGCAGGACCAGCCCGCCCGACGCCGCCTGGCGCGCGAGCCTCACCACCGCCTGCGAGCGTCGATTGTCCTCCTCGGCCTCGACCTCGTCGAGCTCGACCGGCAGCGTCGCGTGGCCGAGCTTTTGCCACACGCCGGCGGCGCTCGCGTCCGAGACCCGGATCATCGCCCCGCCGAGCAGATCCTCGACGAGCTCGTGCAGCGTGCTTTTCCCGGTGCCCCGGCCGCCGGTGATCCAGCATACGGGCCGCCATTTGAGGGCGCCGCCGATCATCGCGGCGCCGATCCAGCCCATCAGCAGCATGGCGTCGATCTCGCCGCGCCGCCAGGTCCAGGTGTCGAGCGTCGTCAGCAGCTCGGCCGCGGGGCCGCGCTCGCCGGCGGCAACCGCTTCGAGCGCGGGCCGCGGCAGCGCCGCGCTCGCCGGATAGACGTGGCCGTCGATGACGCCGGCGTCGAGCCAGGCGCCGTCGGCGTAAGCGCCGCCCGGCTTCGAGACGAAGACGCGGTCGCCGGCGTGGAGGATGAGCTCGCCGCCGGCGCCGGCCCAGGCGCCGGGCCCCCGCACGCGCTCCATGACGTTCCAGATGCCCTGCCGCGCCGAGGCCTGCATCAGATCCTTGGCCGCGTCCTCGGGGTGCCAGCCGACGACGGCGCCTTTCGGGTTCTTGCGCGGCCAGAACTTGAATACGAGGTCGGACTTCCTACCCAGCATCGACTGGATCGCGAGCCGCGAATGACCCTTAGGTTCGAGGGCGCGGATCTGGCCGCGCTCGTCGAGGTAGTAGTGGATCTCGCCCCTGATCCCCAAGGGCACGATCGGGCAGCCGGCGGGCAAGCCGCGCGGCGCCTTCGCCGGCGGCGGCTCGCCGCCGCCGGGCCCGCCCGTTTCGGATTCCGCCGGCGCCGGCGCCTCGACGGCGTTGTCGACGATCAAGCGGATAGGCTCGATCTCGCCGGGAATGGATGCCGGCCCGCTCATGCCGCGCCCTCGATCCGCCGCTGCCGCAGCTCGTTCAGGTCCTTGACCCCGGCCGGCGGGCGCGCCAGGCGCACGCGCCGTCCTTCGCCGCGCCAGCGCGCGATCGCGCGGTCGAGCGCGCGGCGCGCCTCGATGGCGTCGTCGTTGTGGGCGCAGACGATGATTCCGGCGACGGTGGCCGGCAGTCGCATCGCGCCCATGTTGGCGAGGCTGACGGCCACGAGCACGCGGCGCTCCGGGCACGCGATCGCGACCGTCAAGCCGTCCTCGATGCCCTCGGTAACGACGATCTCCTCGCCCGCGCTCGCCGCGTCGAGGTTCCGGCCCGAGGCGCCGCGCCACAGCCGGATGCAGCCGCCGGCGTAGCGCCCGAGCGTCATCTTCGGGTCGTTGACCGGCGCCTTCGCGTATCGTCCGCCGGCGGCCGGGGCCAGATAGGTTCGGTGGATCGCGGCGAAGCCGCCGTCGGGGCCGTTGATCGCCGCGACCAAGGCCGGCCAGCGCGTGTTGGTCGGCGCGTGCGCGAGCTCGGGAGTGAAGCGCAACGCTCGCGGCTGGCGATGCAACGCCTCGAGGTCGATGCCGCGGCCCTTGAGATAGCGATCGGCCGGCGTGCCGGCGAGGCGCTCCTGGGCGCCGAGCCAGAGCCTGAAGGCGCCCTCGCGGTTGCGGTTCTCGGCCTCGCGGCTCGCGGTCGCGGCCCGAAGCGTCGTTGCGGACGAGCGCGCCACTTTCGCGCGCGGCTGCGCCCGCTCGCCGTCCAACCCGAGCCACGACTTGGCCCAGGCGACGGCGCCGGCCTTGTCGCCGCCGCAGCCGGCTTGCGCGACGAGGTCGAGCGCGTCGCCTTTCTCGCCCGACGCGAAATCGCACCAGATTCCGGCGCGCGCGCCCTCGAGCCGGACCGCCAGCGACCGGCCGGGATCGCCGGCGAGGTTGCCGACGCGGAACTCCGGCCCCTCGCGCCGGCCGGCCGGAAACAAATCCCGGCATAGCGCCGGCATGCGCGACGCGAGGCCGGTCACGATCTCGCGAATGTCGATCGCGCTCATGCCGGAAACTCGTCCCAGGTCCGGCCGTCGAGCATCCGCCCGGCGGCTTTCTTGCCAATGCGGTGAGCATGGACGCTGCCACCAAGATGTCGATACTCGCTGCGATAAACCGGCTGCTCTTCCGCCTCGCTCGGGCACCACTCGCCCCACTGCTTGAAGAAAAACGGCACGCCCGCCGCAACGCACTGATCGCGAAGCGACCGCGCCCATCCGGGGTGCATCGGCCGAGCGCCCGGCCCGCTCTCGCCGCCGACGATCAGCCAGTCGATGCGTGAAAATAGGCCGCCGTTGTGTCCGATTCGGTCACCGTCGTTGTCGGCCGGTATTTCATGTATCCAGCGGCGTAAGTCTACCGATCCTAGCATGGGCTCAATGGAAAGAAATCGTATCGCCGCCGGCGTTTTGAGCAGGATCGGAATCCGCTCGTCGGCGGTGGCCTGGTCCTCGACCGACACACCGAGCCAGACGTTCGGGAGAGGCCAGTCACGCAAGTGTGCGATATCTCCGACTAGCATCACGCCAGTGCCAATCCGCGATTCGGGGTCGGCATAGATTCCCCGGATCGTCATTTCAAAAGCCTCTGCCGCCAGGGCCACGGCCTTGCCGGGCCTCATATACGCCCGCATCCGCTCCGGCCGCTTGGTCAGCACCTGGGGTTTGTGCCACGGGCACAGCGCCATCACCGCGAATATGCGGTCGATCCACTCGTCGGGGTGATCCTCCAGGAACAGATCGGTCATCGAGCAGACGAAAATCCGGCGCGGCTCGCGCCAGCGCAACGGCGCGGCCAGCACCTTCTCGTCGAGGAACAATTGGATCTTGTCGCGGTCCTGCGCGGCGTAGCGGATCGGGTTGCCGAAACGCGGCTGCATGCGTTCGGCGTAGCAATTCCTGCACCCTTCGCTGACGTGGATGCAGAAATGCCCAACCTTCGCGGTCGCGCGGTTGCGCGCGCGGATCGGGTTCCATGTCGCGTCCGTCCATTCGATGCCGGTCTTATCGCTTATGAGCCTCACTCTCGCCATAGCCGGGTTGAAGCCGCAGCGGGCACCCGATCCTGACCCCGGCTTGGCGTGCGAAAACTCGCCGCGCGCGTTCTTGAAGACGGGGATCCGGCTGACGTTCGCGGCCCGCAGTTCGGCGAAGGTGAGACCGCTCACCGGGTGAGGTCCTCGAATTCGACCGCGACGCTCCGGCGCTTGCCCGTCCCCAACTTGTCGAGCCCCGTGACGAGGGCGTCGGCGCAGCAGGCGATCGCGGCGGCGATGCCGCCCGTCGCGCCGCGCCGCCTGGCGTAGCCCTCGCTCTGCGCGATGGTCCGGCCATTGCGGGCGACGAGTCGCCAGCGGTATTCGCCGCGGCGGTCGCGGAACAGCACGAATTTAGGGTTGCGCTTCATGCCGCGCTACCCGGCTGGTCGTGCCAATCGACCGAGGGGTCGCGCCCGGCATCCTTCCGGCCGATGCCGGCCCCGGGATTCGCCATCGTCACCAGCGCGAGTGCATCTTTCAGGCCTTCGCGCGCGCGGCTGATGTCTTCGGGCGCGGCACCGAGCGCCGCCTCGGCGGCGAGGCGGAGCTGGCGATAGCCCGGCGAGGCGTCGGCGCCGGCGAGCGCCGCCGCCGCGGCGCGGAGCCGCGCGGCGCCGGCCGCCGGGTCCGCGCGCCAGGCGAAGGCGGCCATCAGCAGCTCGAGCTCGGGTTTCATGGCCGCCCCTCGCCATGGGCGGAGCGAATGGCGGCGCCCTCGCTGGCCTCGACGGCGGCGGCGCAGTCGAGCGCGAGGCCGACGATCGATGCCGGCGCCGGGCCGATGCGGCCCATCGAGCGCGCGATCGCCGCCGGGTCGCCGCCCGCTTGCAGCATCATCGAGGCCAGCACCGCCGCGTCGTTGGCGATGGCGTCCATCTCGCTGCCGGCCTTGGCGCCGGCGAGGAATATTTCCCGGGCGCGACCGGCGGCGTCGAATCCGATCGAGACGTGCCAGCTCCGCCCCTGCCACGTCACGCGCTCGGTGATGGTGATGCGGCGGTCGGGCAGGCGCTGGCGGGCCACGGCGGTCATGCGGTTTCCCCGGCGAGGCAGGAATCGCAGGTCACCGTCGCGCGCTTGGAGAAGAAATTCTTGCCGCACACGCGGCACGTCCGCGTGGGCGCGCCGAGCGCCGCCGCTCGCGCCGGCAGCGACGCCGCCTTCTTCCGCCGGCCGTGGCCGGCGAGACCCATGGCGTGCGCCTTGGTGAAGACCGAGCTCGCCGACCGGCCGAGCGCCGCCGCGATCGCGGATCCGCTGTCGCCCGCCTTGTATCTCGCCCTAAGGATTTCGAGATCCTCGGCGGTCCAGGACCGCTTCGTGCGGCGAGCGCTCCCGTTCGCCTTCGCCTTGGCGGTCCGCGCGGCCTTCCTCGTCTTGCGCGGCGACGTTTCGGCGGGCGCCACGCGCGGCGCCGCCAGCAGCGGCACGGCGGAACCGGTCAGCACGAAGTCCTGCATCCGCTTGGCCGTGGCCAGCGCCTGGTCGGGCGCCTGGCCGGCGGCGAGCGCGGCATCGAGCCAGCGCGCGCGCCGCGCGCGGTCGTCGCTGTCAGGGCTGCCCGCGTCGCCGCTCATGGCCGTTGCATCTCGCGCGCGAGGCGCAGAAGCCGGCGCGTCTTCGCCGCCTTCCTCGCCGCCAACTGGCGGCGCCGCATGAATTCCTGCCGGCTCGGCCCCGTTGCGTCTTCCATGAACACGGCCCTTTCGGGGCCGCTCCCCGGCGGCGACGCCTGCACGGGACCTTGGTATGCCCGGGCGGCCGGCGCGCCCGCTGGGCCGCCGCCGGGCTCGCTCAAGAATTCTTGATCGGTTGGTCGCGCGAACGGGGCCGTGCGGCGGATCATGAACGGCCTCCTAGGCGCGCTTCGGGGTTGGAGCGGGGGCCAGGCTCCGCCCCTGGATCGCCGGAGTGGGAGGCCGGCGTTCGTCTGATCGACCCCCGCCATTCTCGAACGCGACCACGCGCTCGCCGTAGATCTCGAACAGGAACGAGGGACCGAAGAGCCCGACGAGCTCGCCCATCCAGTAGGATTTCGGATCGCACGACCCCATCAGCCAGTAATGCACGGTCTGGCCGGCGCAGCCAAGCAGGCCCGCCAACTGCTTGACCGTGCTCGGATAGTCGGGGCCGCCGAGGCGCCTTCGCAGGGCCGCGGCGACCCGCGTCTTGTGGGATTGTTGTCCTTGGAAAGAGGTCTTGATTTTTTTCAAGGATTTTTGATCGGGGCCCGTGGCAGGCTGTTCGCCCCCGCCAACGGCCGAGGAGACCGCCATGTCCGATGATGCCGATGCCAGCCCCGTCACCGAAGCCGAGCTCCGCGCCGCCATGCTCGGGTTCAACGTGCTCATCGGCGACCTTCATCGGCTGCTGATCGAGCGGCGAGAACCCGTGCCCAAAGCAGACCTGCTTCGGCTGCTTCGCATACGCGAATTCGAACTCGCGCGGGAAAATGCACCGCTGCTAGCGCGAATCGCAATAGCCACCGCACGAGAAGCGCTAGAGCTGCCCGAAACGGTCGCGGCAACGCTCGCCAAGCCCATGCCGGCCGGAACAGCCGAGTGATTTCAGGGTCTAAGGCAGCCCGGCGCGCTTGGATCAAGCGCCGATGTGCCTCGCGATCGGACCAGATGACGCCCGCGTCATCGACGAAATCGATGGCGCGAAGCTCATCCAGCACCCGCCGCCGCTCAGCCCGCGCGCTCATGCCGCCAGCCCCCGCGCGGCCGGCCGGCAATCGGTCGCCGGAATCGTCGCGAATTCGCCGCCGGCGAGCCGCACGGTCAGCAGCTGCAGATCGCCGTCGCCGACCGTGCGATAGGTCACGATCTCGCCCACCGCCCAGCCGGTGTTCCCGGGCGCCGGCGGCGCCGGCACGAAGACCAGGTTGCCGCAATGGAAGCGGGTGTTCATGCGGCGGCTTCCTGGGCTTGTGCCGCCGGCGCTTGGCATTCGCCAGGCGCATCGTAGAAATCGTTCGGCTGCACGGCGCCGCCGGTCGCCGCGACGATGCGCGACATGACGGTGCGCGTCGGCCGTCGCAGCCCGCGTTCGTAGCGCGACACGGTAATGACCGAGACCCCGAGCCGCGCCGCCAATTCGGCCCGGCTCAGTCGCTCTCGCTCGCGGTAACTCGTGAGCAGCATGGTGGGCATAAACCATAATGGTTTGCGCCTGTCAAGTGGGCATGAACCGAATTGGTGTTCGCCGGCGATGCCAGGCGATTGGAGAATGCCATTGATGGCGGGGAACCGGATCAGGGAATGGCGGGAGCGGCGGGGCCTCAGTCAGATCGAGCTCGCCGAGAAGGTCAACACCTCGAGCCAACAGATCGGCAAGCTCGAGGCAGGCGCCCGTCGCCTGGCGCAGAACTGGATGGAACGCTTGGCCGAGGCCCTCGGCTGCGCCCCAGCCGATCTATTGCCGGGCGGCGCCGGACCGGATTCGGATGGCACCTATCGCTTCGCTGGCACGCCGATACCGCCGGCTGACGACGCCGCCGGCGCTCCCACCTTACTGACCGGCCAGGAAACCGTGCTGCTCGCTGCCTTTCACGCGCTCCGTCCCGATCAACGGATGGCCGTGCTGCCGCGGCTCTTGACGGCGCTGGCCAGGGCACGTGCCGTTACGCAAGCGCCACGCCCTTTAACCCAAGCGCGGATCATCCAGTTCCCGCGCGGCGCTGTGACAAAATCCAGGCACGCAAGAATGCCGCCTAGCATGCGACTAATTCACATGGAAGACGAGGTGCCGTCATGAAGTCGCGGTTATTCGCCGTCATGTTCTGTGCTTTTGGCGCCGTCGCATGCACCACCGCCACCATGACCGGCATCATGGATTCGTGGCTCGGCGCGCCGCTCGATGAGGCCATAGCCCAATGGGGATATCCGGATGAGGAGCGCCAAGTCGCCGGCCACCATCTCTACGTATGGCACCATGACAAGTCGGGCCCGACGCTGAGTTCCACGACGGGCTCCGTATCGTCAACAGGCTTCTTCAGCGCCACCACGCTCGGCACCGGGTCGCGCTGGGAGTGCACCCGGATCCTCGAGGTCGACGCGACCGACCATGTCGTGAGCTATCAATGGGAGGGCAACAACTGCCCCTTCGCCGAGGCGATGGAGTATTCGACCTGGCGACGGCGCTCCTGAGTTCGCGCCTCGCCGTCGCCGGCATGAACCGTTATGGTTCATTTTTCTCTTGACGCGCTAACCGAAACGGTTCATTAGTCTCCCCCGCCGGCACTTTCGCCGGTAACGCCCCAACGGGCCCGGCGGGTTTCCCTCCCCTCCCGCCGGGCCAACCGGGGGCGTGAGACGGAGACGCGCCATGAACGACCGGGCCGAAAGCTGGAAATGGAGCTGCGGCCACAAGGCCAAGGCCGCCTGCGCCGAATGCCATCTCGAGCTCGCGGCGCGCGTCGGCGGCCTCGCCGCGCGGCTCGACCAGGCTCTCGACGGGCCCGGCGGCGTCGGCCCGATGTTAATCCTGCCCAGGGGCCTGCCCTACACGGTGCCGACGGTGCTGGCCGCGATCGCCGCCGAGCGAAGGCGCCAGATCGACGCCGGCTGCTGGCCGGACGATTGCGCGCTCATGGTCTCCTGGATGCGCACGCTTCTCGATCCCGCCATCCATGGCGCGCCGCCGCCTCGCCAGACGCTGGTGGAAGCCGCCGCGCTCGCCTGCGCCGCCATCGAGTGCATCGACCGCATCCACGAGCCGGACACGCGCCATGCGGCGCCCTGACCTTCTCGCGTTCGGCGGTATCTCCGCGCCGCCGCCCTGGCGCCGGCGCCGGCGCGCGCGCCATCCGGCGCTGGCGCTTGCCGCCCTTCTCGCGCTCGCTTTCCTGCTCGGGGTGCTCGCATGAGTAATCTTTCCTACTGCCGGGTTTGGTTCGACGATCCCAGGCTCGGCTGCGGCTGGCGCGCCGTCATCGTTCTCGCCATCGGCCGCAAATGGGTCCGCGCGGTCGAGCCTTCGACCGGCATCGCCGCGCGTTTCGAAAAAGATCTGCTCGAAGACGCAGTCGAGATCGCCGCCCCGCGCTGGCGCAAGCTCGCCGCCGCTCTCGACCGGGCCCGCCGCCGCGCGAAAATCGACGGCGGCGCGCGCGTCTCGCCGGCGCTGTTGAAACTCCTCGCCGCCGAGGCCCGCGCGCTCGCGGAAACCGGGAGCGCCGCCCGATGATGTTCCGCCTGTTCTCCATGTCCGGCGTCGAATTGGGCGTCGTCATCGCCGCCGGCGAGGACGAGGCCGATGCGGTCGCGGCCCGCGACTTCGGGTCCGCCGCCGATGGCGGCTGGCTCGAGACCTGCTGCCGGGTCTGCGGCTGCTCGCAAAGCCGCGCCTGCCGCCCGCCCTGCCATTGGGTCGAGCCCGACCTTTGCAGCCATTGCGCCGGCCCGCGGAGGCTAGCCGCGTGACCGCCGACCGCGCGCTCCTGGATGCCGTCGGCGTCGCCCGCCGTCTCGGCCACAACCCGGAATGGCTGCACCGCAACAAGGCCGCGCTGATCGCGGCGCACGGCTTCCCGCCGCCGGTGCCGGGCTGCGGCAACCGCTGGGATCCGCTGTCGATCGACGCCTGGCTCGACCGCCAGATGCCGCCCGAACTCAGGCCTGCCGCCACGCCCGCCGCCGAGACCGACACCGATCATTGGGACCGGGTCTTGCGCGCGCGGCTCAAGAACGCCGGCGCGGCGCCGCTTGACGGGCGGGGCGCGACAAGCGTTTGATCCGGAGTTTCACGTGAAAGGAGCCGCCATGAGCAAGGACCGCGTGCGCTATCTGGTCGAGCGCCAAGGCGCCGCCGGGCCGCGATACTACTGGCAGCCCTCGGCCGCCTTGCGCGCCAGCGGCTGGCGCCCGCGCCGGCTTCCCAATGACCGCCAGGCGGCGGTTGCCGCGGCGCTTTCCATCAACGGCGAGCTGGACGCCACGCGCCGTCCCGAGGATTCGGTCCCGGCGCCCGCCGGCCGAGGCCGCCACCAATATCCAGCTTCCGGCACCATCGACGCGCTCGTCGCGCTCTACCGCCGTTCGGAGGATTTCCGCGGGCTTCGCCCCTCGACACGGCGGGTCTATGCGCAATGTCTCGCCACGATCTCGGACTGGTCCGGCGCCGTGCCGACGCGAGGGCTGACCCGCGCCGCCGTCGGCGAGTTCTACCGCGACATGCGGGCAACGCCGGCCAAGGCCGCGGGCACGCTGCGGGTCTTGCGCCTGCTGCTGGCCTTCGCGCGGCGCAAGAGCCTGGTCGAGACGAACGTCGCCACCGACCAGCGCCTGAAGGCGAGCGCGCGGAAGGGCCGCCTGTGGAGCCGCGAAGCCGTCGACGCCTTCGCCGCCGCCGCCGACGCCATGGGCTGGCATTCCGTCGGCACCGCCGTGGTGCTGGACGAGTGGATCGGGCAGCGCGAGGGCGACGTGCTGGCGCTCCGCCGCGAAATCTACGCCGGCGGCGCGCTCCGCCTGACGCAAGCCAAGACCGGGGCCGGGGTGGTGCTGCCGGTCGGCATGATTCCGCGCCTCGTCGCGCGGCTCGATGCCGAGCTTGGCCGCCAGGCCGTCGTGCGCCTCGGGCCGAACGCCACGCTGCTCGTCTGCGAGACCACGGGCCGGCCCTGGAAGGCCGACCATTTCCGTCACGTCTTCGCCGGCGTCCGCGCCGAGGCGGCCAAGGCCTGCCCGGACGTGGCCGGCCTCTGGTTCATGCACCTGCGCCACACGGCGGTGACGCGGCTCGCCGAGGCCAATTGCGAGCTGCCCTTGATCGCCGCCGTCACCGGCCACGGCCTCGCCACCGTCGAGGCCATCATCGACCGCTACCTGATCCGCACCGAGGCCATGGCGCGGGCCGCGTTCGGCAAGCGGCTCGCCCACGAGGAGTAGACGCCATGGCCAACATCAAGGTCCGTCTCGGACGCCGCGACATGAAGAAGTGGCGCTTCGTGATGCCGAGAGACCTGCGACGACGCGACGGGCGGCCGGCGACGGTGCTGGATCGCGTCAAAGTCTGGTGGTGGCTGCGCCGCGTCGAGCGAATCATCCGACGTGAAATGTCAAAACCAGGAGACCTCGATGCCCGACCCTAACCGCCGCACCGTGAGCGCCAGCCAGGCGGCGTCGCTTTTCGGCAAGCGCCTCGCCAACGAGGGAGAGAGCTGATGTCGTGGCCAATAAAGGCCGAAACCGAATGCTGCGATGCTTTTCGGACAGCGTTGGAGGCGGGCACCGATAGCGAAGAGTACATGAGCTTAATCGAATTCAAAAAGGGAGACTGGGAAGCGGGGAACTGTCTCCCCCCCATGGTATTCTGTCCTTGGTGCGGCGCGAAACTTGAGCCGCCGAAACCTGGTGCCGCGACCGGTCATAAATATTGATAGAACGGAGAGCGGATTGTGAGCAGCGATAGCGAATTCACCCGGCTCATGCGCGCGGCCGGTCCGTTCGGCGCCGTGCAGTTCTCCATGGGCGCGATCGAGGATTGGCTCAAGGCGCGCCCTCGGCCGGTGGCCGCTTCGCTTAGAGGCGCCGGCGAACGTCAGGTCGCCGCCTTGATCGAGGAGGCCGAAGTCCGGACGAAGCCCCTCAGGCACGAGTCGATAATCGCCCAGCGGGATATCCTTCTCCTGCTTGGCTTCGACCTCGCGCGCTTCGAGCTCGTCTTGGGGTTGGAGGATCTCTCCGCGCTCAAGATGGAGATGACGGCGATCTATCACCGCAGCGAGGTCCTCGACCTCATGACAATAGCCGGGATCGACGTGAGAGTGGTGCCAGGAATTCACGGCGTATTCGTGGTCCCACGCAAGAACGGATGGCGCCCGGAATCCGCCTAAAAAGTTGGACAAAGTCTGACACTGTCAAACTCCGTCCCCGTTCCGTTCTAACCGCCCACCATCTAACCCTTTGAAATCATGGTGGGCGCAGCAGGACTCGAACCTGCGACCCGCTGATTAAGAGACCGCCGGTTGTCGTTGGCCGTCAAGGCGCGCTCCGACTCTTTCCTGGGACGCGACTCCCATTCCGCGCGAAACTCTGACGCCGAAAAGTCAGCCGGCGGCGCGGCGCGCGGGCGTCGGCGCGATCCGTGTCCGATGTCGGGAGTAGGCGCGCGGGATAGGCCGCGGCGGGCCGCCGGCGGCCCGTGACGCGCGCGGAGGTATCGAGAGGGGGAGAAGGTGCCGGCGGGCGCGCTCGCTCGCCCGCGCGAATCCTAGAGGCAGAGCGCGGCGATCCCGGCGGCGAGCGCCGGAACCGCCCACTCCATGGTGCGGTGCCAGGACCACTCCCACGGACGCCAGCGCCAGCCGCCTTGGGCGTGCTCCTGCTCGGCCTCGCGGCCCATGAAGATGAGCGCGACGAGAAAGGCGTCGTAGGCCGTGACGGCGCCGTTCGCGAGCCATGCGCCGCCGGCGAGCGCGAGCGCCGCCAAGCAATGCTTGGCGACGTCCCACGAGAACAAGTCGTTCCACTGAAACGGCCGGCGCAGGGGCAGCGCCTTGTTGCCAGTCATTTTCAATTCGCCCATCAGCCACACCTTTCTTCCCAGGTCGCATTGTGGCCGGCCACCTGTTCCATCTCCGCGCGGAACGGCATCAGCGCGGCGATCGCGGCCTCGGAGAAATAGATCGGCCGGAACGCCGTGCAGTCAGCGCCGACGCCGCCGCTTAGACGGAGGCCGCAGCCAGTCAGCAAGCTCATCGTCAGGCAGAGCGCTAACGACAGCGTCAGTTTTCGTCCGTTCGACAGCCGCTTCATTTGCCGCCTCCATCTGTTTCACCCGTTCCGCCATCCGTCCGGCGTGCCTCACGCGCAGCAGCACCGCGCCCACCGCGCCGGCGATGGCGAGGCCCAAGAGCAGCTTGAGCGCGATCCGCTTCAAGAGCCCGCCGATGAAGGGCATCAGCGTAGCCCCTTGTTGCGATCGTCGAGCCGCGCCCACACCATCCAGCCAACGGCCACGATGACGACGACGCCCACCGCGATCAGCGATAGCGCGAGGTTGTCACGCACCCAGTCAAGCACGGGCAGCGTCGGCGCTACCGCGTCCGCCACGCCGGCGACGACAGGCGTAAGCGCGGTGAGGGCGGCCACTGTCCCGCCCTTGACCGTGCGGGTCTTCCCCAGGGACCGCATTGGGGCCTGGACTCCGGCAAGCACGAGCGCCTTGTCGATCTGCGCTGGCGTGTAGGGCTGTTCGCCGTTCTCGAACCGGATCATTTCAACGAACACTGGCCTCAGATGCTCGTACCGATGAAAGTCGAGCCCTTCGTCGACGCCGAAGCCAGAGCGCTTGGCGACCGTCTCGAAATAAGCGGTCGCCGGATTTCGGTCCTTGCCCGGTGGCGCCCAGATCCGTATCAGCTTGCGGACGGTGTCGGCCCTCCGCCGATCGAAATGCCGGACGATCAGCACGGCGCCGGCGCGCAGACCCATGATGGGGTCGCGGAACGTCTCGAACGTCTTGTCGCGCGGCGGCTCGTCCTTGCCCTGCCACTTGTTGCGCGGGTTGCGCTTGATGTTGAGCGGGTTGTTGTTGCTGATGCCTCGCGTGGTCATTGCCTATCCTCCTATCATGGCCTTCTCGGCGACGTGCGGTCCTCGATGCGCTCGACGCGCCGGTCGAGGCGCTGGATGTCGGCCTGGATCGCCGTCACCCGCTCTTCGATGCGGGCCGCGAAATCGGTGAAGTCGCGCGAGAGGCCGAAGGCCCCGAGCGCCAGCGCGCCCAGCAGCACCACCGCCACAGCCTGCGCTATCCTTGCGATCACCGTGAGGCGCGGGTCCTCGGCGGCGCGCCGCGCGAGTTCGTGATTGCCGCTCGCCATCCCTCACCCTCCGATTTCGC